TACAAGGGATTTCGGGCGTAGCCAACAGTTTTGCTCGTCAATTGGCCAATGCTGGTGGTGGCACAAGCGGCAGCAAAACGTATGTACCTACAAAAAGTTCAATGTCAATTTCATTGCAACCAATATACAGTAGAGACAGTGCTAGAACATTTAGTCTACAAAAATTCGTCAACGGTGACTATGTTAAATCTAACGGAACAGGATATATCTAATGTCAGTCAACAGCATCTATACTAACACCAGTCCTTGGTTTTCTACTAGAATTGCCAAGGACTATCTTGACATATTAAAAATTAGACCAGTGTCTGCAGAACAAGATGATTATCTTTACACTATCGAACCTCAATATACCTACAGACCCGACTTGTTGTCATTTGATTTGTATGGCACATCTAAACTTTGGTGGGTATTTGCACAACGAAATCTAGATGTAATACAAGATCCTGTGTTTGATTTTATTGCAGGTACTCAGATTTTTGTCCCCAAAAAATCTGGATTAGTTTCGACGTTGGGAATTTAATATGGCTAATTTTGGTCTTGATAAATCAAGTGCAACCACAGCGACTAGAGCAGTGTCGACAGTACTAACCAATGCTAGTATTGCACAAGGTGTTAACGCCGCAAAAAGTCTTGCTGGTGCAATCACTAATCCGACTAGTATTGTTCCACAACTAGGTAATCAATTGGCATCAGCAGCCGGACAATTGTTAGGCGGTGCTGGGGTATTACGTGCCTTGGGAAATTTTGTTCCTGAGTTAAAAGTAAATCTTGGTAATATTAATGAAAATGCTGAAGGAAAGAAAACAAAAAATACAATTTCTCAAAAACCACCATTTCCTAATATTCTAAGTAAATTTGCCAGTTACAATTATATTTTTACCATAACTTGTCTTGATAATCAAAGCCTAAATTTTCCTGACTCTACATACCGCGCCGGAAGATTCAATCAGTTAGTGTTGGCCAGCGGATCAATTAATCCAGAAAATCGAGTCAACACAGCATTTGGAAAATATGATTTTTTTGTAGATGATTTAACTATATCGCATGAATGTGCATTCAGCAAAGACGCCGGCAATACCAATAGTATGGGATTGCGATTTAAAGTTATTGAACCTTACAGTATGGGATTGTTTGTACAGGCGCTACAAGTTGCCGCCGAAGACGCAGGATATTCAACTTACTTAGGTGCTACACCCTTTTTATTAACTATTGACTTTGCTGGACACACAGAAGATCAATTGGCTGCTTCGTTACCTCTAGAAAGAAGATTATATCCTATTACTTTTGCCACTATTACAGCCAGGGTCACTACCAAAGGTACCGAATATGAAATCGTAGCCAATCCTCATAATCAACAGGCATTTAACAGAAGTTTTCATGTGATTCAAAGTGATACAAACATCAGCGGAGAAACAGTTCAGGAAATGTTGCAAACTGGAGAAAAAAGTTTACAACGTGTGATTAATGATTATCTTGTAGAACGAGCGAAAATTGACAATCGTGAACCGGACGAAGTTGTGATATTATTCCCGCAAGATCCGTCGTCACCCCTGCAATCAGCCTCAGAAGATATTAATGCTGCAACAAAAAATCCTAAAAATTCTGCAGGAAGTAATGACATCTACAGCAAATTAAAATTAAAAAGAAGCACTGGCGAATTAAACAAAACTCAAGTGCAAGAAACAGGTTCGGTTAATACGGTAGGATCAGCCAGCATGGGATTTACCTCAGCAAGGCAAGGTGACAGTCCGTTTGGTAAAGATAATGCTATCTACGACAAAGAAAAAGGTGTTTACGTAAGAGGAAACTTAGAGGTCAACGTGACCACTAGCGATTTTAAATTTTTACAAGGCACTGATATTACCAACGTAATTAATCAAGTGGTGTTAATGAGTGACTACGCTAAACAGGCGCTACGTGACGGTCAGATTGATGATGCGGGTATGATACCTTGGTGGCGTATTGATCCACAAGTATATGAAAAGAAAACCACAGCAAACTTAGGCAAAACTGGCGCACTTCCTAAATTGATTGTATATAGGGTAGTGGCATACAAGGTTAATTCAGCAATACTGTTGCCTCCCAATGCAGCACCAAAGGGCGCTAAGAAATTAAAAGAAGAAGCAATCAAAGTTTATGACTATATCTACACAGGTAAGAATACTGAAGTGATTGATTTTCAAATTAATCTTGATGCTACTTTTAGAAAAGCAGTGGCCCCTGACGGATTTAAATCGTCTCAAGATACTAAAACTAAACAACAAACAGGTCAAGACGCAGCAGAAGTAGACAAAGAGCCCACGTTTGATAGTGGTGCCAACAATATTGCCAATCCTACAACAAGACAAGTATCATATACTGCTAGTCAAAGCGGTACAGATAAAAAAGGCGGTGGCGGCCAAGAAGATATTTCTACAAGAATTGCTAGAAATTTTATGGATGCAGTAGTTTTATCAAATGACTTAGTTAATACTACTTTAAAAATTCATGGAGATCCTTATTATCTTGGTGATAGTGGGCTTGGAAACTATACCAGTCCTGAAACAAATTATAGGATGATTAACAGTGACGGCAGTATGAATTATCAAAATACTGAAGTTTATATAGTTGTAAATTTTAGAACACCTACTGACATTCAAGAAGGCACTAATGTTTACAAAAATTTACAATCTAGTTCTATGTTAGTACAAAGTTTCAGTGGGCTTTATAAGGTAAAGTTCGTAGAAAGTAATTTTTCTGGCGGCAAATTTACGCAGACATTAGAAATTATTAGACAAGTTAATCAAGAATTGATAGACAGAAATGCACCAGAAGTTGCGCTAGGTGTCAACCAAGATGCTGGTCCTCCAGTTGATACATCTTTAGAATCTGATGATCCTGACGACGCACAGGCTATTGCTGATCTTGAAGCAGCAAGTGCCGGCACTGAATCTACCATAAGTGATCAAGAAATAACAAATAATAATGCCTCATTAGGCGATTGGAACGGATAATGAGTAATGACGATAGACTAGCAGAAGGCGCCAAACCGGACGCTCGTCCGGGACCTTTTTTAGCCAGAGTGGTCAGTATCACTGATCCCTACTATATGGGCACATTGGAAGTGGAACTGTTACACGAGGCTGGCAACGACAACGCTAGAGAAGGCCAAGTGCATCAAGTCAAATACCTAAGCCCGTTTGCTGGCAGCACTAGTGTGGCATACGTAGATGAAAATAATGAATACAACAGCACACAAAAGTCATACGGAATGTGGATGGTACCGCCCGACATTGGCAACACAGTTGTGGTAATCTTTATAGACGGTGACCCAAGGAGAGGATTTTGGATTGGGTGTGTGCTAGACCCTAATGTAAACTTCATGGTGCCGGGATATGCTGCTACGTCATTTAATGTAGACGGTGATAAATCAAGAACTCCTGTTGCCGAATATAATAAAAAAGCAAACGATATTAGTGCTAAAGATACCACGCGATTGCCAAAGCCTTTTCATCCATTTTTGCAAGATAGATATATTGAACAAGGCCTGTTAGAAGATGACATTAGGGGGATCACTACATCTAGTGCTAGAAGAGAAATCCCCAGTGCTGTTTTTGGAATATCAACCCCAGGCCCAATTGATAAAAAAGGTCCACGCGGAAAAGTTGGAAAATTTGAGCATGCGATTAATGAAGCATTTATCAGCAGAATTGGCGGTTCAAGTTTTGTCATGGACGACGGTGATGATAAATTTCTTCGTAAAACATCACCGTCAGAAGGTCCTCCTGAATATGCAGCAGTTGAGCAAGATGAAACCGACGGCGATGTTTACAGACCTCACAATGAGTTATTGAGATTTAGAACACGTACTGGTCATCAAATACTGCTACACAATACAGAAGATTTAATTTACATTGGCAATGCTAGAGGCACCAGTTGGATTGAAATGACCAGCGATGGCAAAATTGATATTTTTGCAGAAGACAGTATCAGTATCCGTACAAAACAAGATTTTAATTTT